GTGTAGCAATTAACACAAAATTAGAATTGCGTTGGAATGGAACAAATGCTGCTATTTATGGCGGTGCTGGCGGTGCAGATGACAATCTTTATTATTATTCAGGTCTTTCTCATATATTTAGGTCAAATGGTGTAGAAAGAGCAAGAATTGACTCTAGTGGTAATTTGTTGATTGGTCAAACTGCTTCTGGTGGTGGTCAAACCGCAGGCGGCATTGTTTTAAGAAACCCATCTGTTGGTTCTGGTGGCTCCTCAATTTTATTAAGTCATGCAAATGGGGTTTCTTCAGGAAATTCTTTTGCAGAATTTACTTATAATGGTTCTTCAATTGGAAACATAGTTCAAAATGGCACTACTGGTGTTATTTACAACACCGTTTCAGATTATCGTTTAAAAACTGTTATTGGCAATATTTCTGATTCTGGTACAAGGATTGATGCTTTAGAGCCTATTGAATACGATTGGAAATCTGGTGGTCGTACTCGTGGTTTCCTAGCCCACAAGTTTGCAGAAGTTTATCCTAGTAGCGTAAGCGGTGAAAAAGACGCTGTTGATAAAGATGGCAAACCTATTTACCAAGCTATGCAATCATCAACTTCTGAGGTAATGGCTGATTTAATAGCAGAAATACAATCACTTCGCAAACGCATTGCAACCCTAGAGGCTAAATAATGACAACACTAAACTGGACAATTGATTGGATGTCCGCATCTACACAACCTATTGCTGGTCAATCCGAAGTAGTTTTAACTGCTGGATGGCGATGCACAGGAACAGACGGAACTTATAGCGCAAGCAATTATGGTTCTTGTTCATTCCCTGAGCCAACAGAAGGCGGTCAATTCACACCTTACGCACAGCTTACTCAAGAACAAGTATTAGGCTGGTGCTATGAGAATGGCGTAGATAAAACTACTACTGAATCAAGTGTTACTCAACAAGTAGCTACACTAGCAAACCCGCCCGTAACACAACCACCGTTGCCTTGGGCATGATGAACTGGGCAACTGAAACAGATCCACGCCTACCGAGATGGCTGAACACCATCCTGAACTGGCCTCCTTTCTTGCTTCCTATGGAGTGTATCCTGCCTGTATTGATGTTTACATCGGGGTATATTTCAGCGGAAACAGGAAAGTGGGTGTGGATTGATTTCACGCAGCAAAAGCCACAGATGTTTCGTAATGGGATATTCTGTATTCGGTTTATGCTACCATTCTGTGTCTGTTTGCAGATTCGGTGGAGTGCTGACGCAAGCCCGTCATATTTTCAGTTTATACTGGGATGGAAATTGAACGGGAGATTTAGCATAGCCTGTAGATTTGAGGATGATGCTTCTGCTGCGGCGGGGGTATTGAGTCCTAATACTGACCAGAGTTCTGGTTGGTTAGAAGGTGGTAAGTAGGCAACCCGCTGGCCTTGATAGCGATATTTTTAATGGAGATGTGACGTGGATAAAATCACTTTGTCAGTAGAGTTAGTAAACGCAATTTTGGGTTATTTGGGCAACCAGAAGTTTGTAGAAGTACAGGGTTTGATCAACGCTGTACAAAAAGAAGCAGAGGGACAGTTCCCTGCTCCTACAGAAGCACCAGAAGCTGCTCCTGACACGACACCAAGTTCAACTAACTAATATTATGGCAAAGTCAAAAAAGTGGATTCAAGAAGCTATTGAGCCTGCTCACCGTGGGATGTTGAGAGAAGAGTTGGGTGTTCCTGAAGGGAAGAAGATTCCCGTCAAGAAGCTAAATAAGGCCGCGAAAGAGCCAGGTAAGATGGGGAAACGTGCTCGTCTTGCTAAAACACTGCGCGGTTTTGACTAAAACATTTCACGGATTGACTTAAAATGGACATTCAGAGCCTAATTGATATAGCGGTAGGTATTGTTGGATCGTTTTTTGGTTGGGTTCTGAAAACCATTTGGGATGCAATTACTGATCTTAAAAATGATCTTAAAAAATTAGATCATCATATTGGCGAGAAGTACGTTCGTAAAGAAGATTTCAAAGACGCTCTAGCGGATATTAAGAATACTCTAGATCGTATCATTGATAAACTTGACGCCAAGGCAGACAAATAATGGATACCGTAGATTTATTGGTTAAAATCTGGCCGGTATTAGTAGGTTTTGTAACTTTAGTAATTGTTCTGGCCAAGATGGATGTACGGATTAACGTACTGGAAGAAAAGATCAAAACTTTGTTTGAGCTTTGGAACAAAAAATGAGTGCCAAAGAAATTTATCAGATGGAGTTAGATGATATACAACAAAAGATGGTTGAGTTATCTAAACGCGCTGATGAAATTCGTAAGAGTATTGATGAGTTTACACCGGATGCTCCTATACAAATCTTTAATATGATTCGCAACTGGGAAACAGTTCTTTAATGTCTAATGATAGGTCTTCCCACTTCTTTTTTCTGTATGGATTAGCGCTACTGATTGTAGTGACTTTTTTACTTACAGCGGGTATGACTTTGTTTGGTTTAACAAAAGTAGATTCTGTTTTGGCTGGAACCTTGATGGGGTATTTATCAGCCAAGTGCGAGCAGGTTGTTTCGTTCTACTTTGGTAGTTCTGCCGGAAGTCAGCGCAAAGACGAGCTACTGCATCAATCAATACCCACAAGCAGCAAACCAGAAGATAAACCTATAGATTGCGGAGAATGAGATGCAGTTAAGTGAGCACTTTTCGTATGACGAAATGACCCACTCTGACGTGGCGGTAAGACAAGGTTGGGACAACACTCCCACCAAAACTGAGTTAGCTAACCTAACGCGCTTGTCGGCGTTTTTAGAGCAAGTTAAGAAAGTTTTAGGCGGTAAGCCGATAATGATTAACTCTGCATATCGCTCTAAGCAAGTCAATGACTCTGTAGGATCAAAGGATACCTCGCAGCATCGTTTGGGGTGTGCTGCTGACATCAGAGTACCCAACATGACTCCTGATGAAGTCACAAAGGCTGTAATCGCCTCTGATTTACAGTTTGACCAAGTGATTAGAGAGTTTAACTCGTGGACGCATATCTCTGTGCCTAACCACGAGGGTGATACGCCTAGACGACAGGCGCTCATAATAGATAAATTGGGTACACGCTACTATTCATAAATAAGAAGGCACTCCGGTGCCTTTTTTAATAAGGGTTCACAATGGAACTGTCTGAAAAGCAGAAAACGTTCGTTGAGGTATGGAACCGTCTGGGATCTCCCACTTTAGTAGCAAAAGAAATGGGAATATCAATCAGACACACTCATACAATGAAGACTGAAATAAATAACAAAGGTTTTGATTTAAAGACCTTTAACTCTCAGGCTGATGAGAAAAAATCTTCTATTACAGTTAAGAACCATGAAGGTCGAGTAGACCTAGAAGTGCCAAATGGCACTGTCATCGTTTTTTCAGATGCCCACTACTATCCTGGCATAATCTCTACGGCTCATTTGGGTTTATTACACCTGATTAAGAAATTAAAGCCGGTAGCAATTATTAACAACGGAGATGCATTTGATGGTGCGGGTATATCGCGCCACCCGCGCATTGGTTGGGATTCTAAGCCCACGGTGATAGATGAGCTAAGAGCGGTAACAGAAAGGCTTCTAGAGGTGTCAGACGTCGCCCCAAAGGGTTGCAGGCTAATATGGCCTATAGGCAACCATGATGCTCGATATGAAACCTTTTTGGCTGCCCAAGTGCCACAATTTCAGGGTGTAGATGGATTCCACCTTAAAGATCACTTTCCTGAATGGAAGGCTTGTTGGTCATGTTGGATCAACGATGAGGTTGTGGTAAAGCACAGATGGAAGGGCGGTGCTCATGCCACTTGGAATAATACAATCAACGCCGGTAAGTCTATTGTGACTGGTCACTTACATCAGTTAAAGATTACGCCGTTTTCCGATTATAACGGGCGGCGTTATGGAGTAGATACAGGTACTTTAGCTGATCCTTACGGTCCTCAGTTTATTGATTATACTGAAGGCAATCCCGTGAATTGGTGTAGTGGGTTTGCGATATTGACTTTCAAAGATGGGAAAATGCTATCCCCAGAGATCGTTCGCAAGTGGGATGAAAATGTGATAGAGTTTAGGGGCGAACTAATTGAAGTGTAAAGTAAAATGACAACTCCTAGCTGGGTTATGACGTATGAAAGTTTGACCTCTACTGTTCTTCAATATTTGGAACGGTCTGATCAGGCTACAATCAATCAAATCCCCACATTCATTACGTTATGTGAGTATGAAGTTGCCCAGCAGATTAAGACATTAGGTCAATTACAGGTAGCAGAAGGGCAGATTCTTGGCGGGAACAATCTTTTACAAAAGCCCGCCAGATGGAGAAAGACGGTATCGTTTAACGTGACTGTGAACGGCGTTAAGCAGCCTGTGTTTTTGCGTAAGTATGAGTATCTTTTAGAGTACGCGCCGGATGCCACGGTAACAGGTTATCCTCAGTTCTATGCTGATTATAACTATGATTGGTGGATATTAGCGCCGATGCCCGATCAGGCATATAACTTTGAAGTGTTGTATTACGAGCGTATAGCTCCGCTTTCTTCTACTAACCAGACAAATTGGCTGACGCAGAATGCGCCGAACGTGATGTTATTTGGGACGCTATTGCAGGCGCAGATGTTCTTGAA